CGGCCAGAGTTGCAGAGATTGCTGGATCATTTAAGGCCAAATGATATCCTTGTTGTGTGGAAGCTTGATAGGCTTGCTCGATCTACGAGGAACTTACTTGATATTAGTGAATCAATTAATAATGCGAAGGCTTCGTTTTGCTCTTTATCTGAGCCTTGGGCAAATACATCGTCTCCTTCTGGAAAGATGATTATGACTGTGTTTGCTGGCATTGCAGAGTTTGAGCGTGATTTAATTCGTGAGCGTACATCTGCTGGTCGTCAAGCTGCTTTAGCTCGTGGTGTGCAATTTGGGAGACCAAACAAGTTAAGTGATGAAAAGTGTAGGCTTGTCAAAAGGCTTATTAAGGAAGGCAAGTCTGTGTCTGAGGTTTCGAATACGTTCGATGTGCATAGGTCTACTATTTATAGGTTGATTGAGAAAGAGAATGTGATCAAAATGGTGGAAAGAGAGTCCGACAAAAATGGAGGAGAGAATGAGCACAAGTCTTTATTTTGATATGGTAACAAAAAAACCTTTTGTGTTTAAACATCCCATCAAAGGGATGATTGCTGAAAGATATTATGATCATGACGGATCATTAAGTGGTTATGAGATTATTCTTACCCCTGAAAAGGACTTAGACTTCTTTGAGGGTATGCTTGCTGCTGGCCCTACGTCTGATAAAAAACAAAATTCAGAATTTGAAAAGATTGTTCAGCATTTAAGAGATGGTCTTTATATTGAAATGTGGATAGATGAATAAACTTTTGAGAAAAATTTATGAATCCGACAAAAAAGAATAAAAGTAAGACTGGCCAATAAGGAAGTCAGACTTTAATTAATAAAAGTCATACAAGGAAGGATAATAAAAAATGAATTTAGAACAATTGGTTAAAATGCTTAGTGAATATCTTGATCAATACTCAAAATCTAGAGTTACTTTTGAGATTAAATGTGGAAAAGGAAAATCTGTGCTTATTTGGTCTGTTTATCCTGAGGTTTATGACGATGGGAGTGAGCCTTATATTGTTATATCTAATATTGGGTAATAAGAATGGCAAACAAACGACATCAATGTATTCCGACGAATTAAGGGTATGAGGAATGAATAATAAAAAAAAAGCTGGAAGGCCGAAGAAAGTAGCAGCAATTGACCTAACACGCTGGACGATCTTGGTACCTTGGGAAACGAGAACATCTGTAACAAAGGCCGCTGAGCGTGAAGGAAACAACCTAAACACATGGATAGACAATGCTCTCCTGAACGCTTCACGAGAAGTCCTTGTTGGCAAGAAAGAAATAGCAAAGCCAGAAGATGTGATGGACGTAATCAAACAAATGGCAGAAAAGATAGATAAGCTGTCTGATAAAGTTAATATGCCTTGGTGGAAAAGAATAAGTAAGTAGAAGAGAGAAAATAAGATGGGTACGAATTATAGGATAATGTGTAAAGAATGTAATGCCATATCCGAGTCTGCTATTGGTTCAAATTATAGGCCATACCATGATGCCTCTGATATTATTATACCTTTTCTCAAAAAACATTGGCATTGTGAGCTAAGCGGGCTTCGTATCGTCGATGAAACTTATGGGTTCTGTGATTGTAGAATAGATGATTGTAAACCTAATACAATTCCGACATGGCATAAAATAATTAAATTAAAGGGAAATGCTTTAGAGGAAGAAAAAGTTTATCAGATTAAATTTAAAGAGAGAATGGGTAAATAAATCTTGCTAGATAGATAAGTCTGCGTTATTAATAAAAGAGATATATTGTGTTTTGTTCTCTCACAATATATCTCTATTTTTTTTAGGATACTTTTTTTATCTACTGGGAGAATAAATTGAATCTTTATGAACATATTATGAGAGAGCGTGCAGAGTTTTTGAACAATTGCGGTAAAACATTATGCACTAAAAAAAATGAACAAGAGCGCCCTCAAAGATGCAATGACTTTAAGAGATTGGTGTTATCTGCTTTAAAAAATACAGACTGGATAGTCAACGACGTTCAGTTTGATGATGACAATGTAGAGTCTATCAATATTAAGTTCACAAGTGAGTTCAGCTTAGGGAATAGTCCATGGGATCCTCGTGATCCTTCTTAAGAGATAAACAATGCCTCATCAATACAAGACTGTTGCTCCGATTACTTACCTTGATAGAAAAGGGCAAACTATTTTAGTCCCTGATGAAGACTTTGTAGGGAACAAGCCGCTGATGCTGTCTCTTAAAGAGTTTGCTATAGTTCAGACTTGCATTAATCGGTCTTATTTTAATTGTAATTGCAATTTGGATAAGAATGTTTTGGGTAGCATTGTTGAAAAGCTTAAAAATAACATTCCTTTGTATAGTACGGGTGATTAAATTGAAGATTGACATAAACCATTACAAGAACCAGCCATACGAATTACAAGACGATCAATTGAAGTTGATGTCTATACAGGATGCGGCTGAGTTAATAAAGTACATCGAAGCTATTGCTGCAGTTCGATCAGATGAGCTTAAGATTCATTCTAATAATATCATGAAAGTGATAGGTTATTTGCGTAGTACAGGATTAATTAAAGAAAATTAATCGTAAGTATAAATATCATTGATATTATTATGCAATAATAGTATTGATGATATATGATTGAAGAACTGTCTAATTTATCTCCCTCAGAACTTTTAGAATGCTTTAACCAAGCGATAGAATGCCAAAAAATCCAAAAACATATTAAGTTTGAGCATTATAAGCCAAATCAGAAACAATTAGACTTCCATGCTACCGGTTTAGTAGCTAAAGAGCGTGCGTTCTTTGCTGGAAACAGATGTGGAAAGACATTGTGCACTTCCGCGGAATGGTGCATGCACCTTACGGGTATTTATCCGGACTGGTGGAATGGTTATCGTTACGATAGGCCTATTAATATATGGGTAGCTGGTGTCACAAATGCTGAAACTGCTCAGTCTCTAAAGACTTATTATGTTGGGGACGTTGGGAAAGAAGGCTTTATCCATTCTAGTTTGATTGTTAAGCAAGATAAGCAAAAACATCTTTATTATATCCAGCATAGCTCCGGGGGGGTTTCTAAGCTTAGGTTTAAATCTTATGAGCAAAGAGGTGGTGCGTGGCAAGCAGAAACGCTGGATGGAATTCATCTCGATGAAGAGCCTCCTTCAGAGATATACTCAGAAGCTATAACGAGAACAGTTTCTACGTCTCCTACTCATCATGGTATGGTTACAGCCAGTCTTACTCCCCTTAGTGGTGTAACTCATTTCATGCTTCAATATATGGAGAGGATAGTTTGCGATGAGACAGGAAAAGAGATTGAATCAAAGCAAGTTTCCCCGTCCGAAGTTTTAAACTCCAGAGTTTATATTTTAGCTTCTCATGAAGATTCTCCCCATATAACCCCCGAGGAATCTGCCCGCATATTAGCTGCTTATTCCCCCCATGAACGTGAAGCGCGGACAAAGGGTATCCCTTCCATGGGAAGCGGGCTTATTTATCCCGTTCTCGATTCTGAGCTATTGGTTAGTCCCTTTAAAATTCCTGAGCATTGGCCTAGATGCTTTGGCATGGACTTCGGTTGGCATAATACTGCCGCTGTGTTTATGGCGCATGATCAAGATAATGATGTTGTCTACCTTTGTGGGGAATACTTAGCCGGCCATTTAACACCAGACAAGCATGCCTTCGAACTTATAAGACAAGGTGCGGGTTGGATGCCGGGTGCTTATGATGGTGCTGGCGAAGGTGCTCTTCAGGATGATGGCGCAAATCTTGTTGATCTATATGCTCAATCTGGTATTAGAAATTGGGTTCCCGCAGATAAAAAATCAGTAGGGAAAGGCATTTATACTGTACTTCAACGTATGGAGACTGGCAAATTAAAGATTTTTACTACATTAACTAAGTTAATGACAGAAAAGAGGATGTATATTAGAGATAAAGAAGGTAAGATAAAAAAAGGAAATGATCACTTGATGGACGCTATGAGATACGGAATTGTTACAGGCATACCTATTGCCAGGGTTAAATCTTCATCTCTTCATAAGTTTCAGATTCCAACTTCTTATAATTCAGGCGGAGATTGGATGAGGGTATGAAGTTATCGGAATCGAGGGAAAAGGCACTATCGGATGCTAAGATACAGCTTGCAAGTATGGGGGGCAATCTCCTTTACCAAAAATGGCGAAGAGAAGCTATAGATAGCTTTAATTTCTATGATGGCACTGGTCAATATAGCGAAAAAGTTCTTAGAAAGCTTGGTATTCGCAAGCAAGACGCTATAGTTATTAATAAGGTTAGAAGCATGATTAATCAAGCTTCTGGCATGGAAATCAATACGCGTGGCAATATTGCTTATGCTCCTCAATCTAACAGAGAAGATGCTGAACGATTAACAAAAGCCATGACCCATTTTGGGTTTGCAATTCAAAAGAACCAGCATTATCCCTTTAAAGGTTCATTGAGATGTAGGGACACTCTCACCTGTGGTTTGGGTTGGTCAAGAACTGTCTATCAAAATAATCAATTCTTCTATGATTATATTAATCCCCTCAATGTGATATTTGATGCGGATGATTTCTCCCCTCAATTAGAGAATATGCGCGGTGTAATTTATATGCACTGGATGTCTCCCGAAGATGTAAAATCTAACTGGCCTAAATATGAAAAACTAATAGACAACATAAGTAAGAATGATTTCGACGGCTCAGGGAACTTTACCTCTGAGTACTTTAACCGTAATTCTGCTTATATCCCCATGAACAATATCGGCAGCAATGGAACAACTCTTCAGGTTAACGAATGCTTTAAGAGAGAAAAATGTGAGTATTATGAAGGGATAGATAAGACAGGCTATTATTTTCAAACATTTAACGAGGAATTTGCTGAAAAAATTGCCGATAAAAAATCCGACATCCAAGAGAAAATGGGTAACCGTATCATGCGTACGGTATTTTGCAATGACATTCTTCTTGAATATGGGCCCTTATCTCCAAATTTGCCTAATCAGCAAGATTTTCCTTTGGTTCCTTCTGTTTGGTTGCGCAGGACATGCGATGGGGTTCCCATAGGGTGGTTAGAAGACCTTAAAGACCCGCAAAGGTTAATTAACTTTACAAAGCTCAAGCACAATATGTCCCTTAACTCTGTCAGGGCACGTATTGATATAAATGCTATCCAAGGGATGAGTGCTGATGAAATTAGGGATCAATTGCAAGACCCTTCAGGCATTTTGTTTACAACGGGTAATGGCCCCGTAGATATTATCCCAAACCTTGATATTTCAGAAGCGATGGTTAAAGCTTCGGAGCGTCTTGATTATGAATTACAACAAGTCTCTGGAATGTATAGTGATTCTATGGGTGATACAACGAATGCCCAAAGTGGAATTGCTATTAAAAGAAGGCAAATTGCCTCTTCAAAGAATTTGGCCTTTGGATTCGATACTTTTACTTATGTCAAGGAACGTGAAGGGAAAATCCTTTTAGATTTGATGCAAGGGTGTGGGTTAGAAAACGTTCTCGTTAACATTGTCTTGGATAACGATGAAAAAGAAACGTTTATTATGAATTTGGTTCGTGAAAGCGACGGTCAAATATTAAATGACATCCGAACTATTCCTGCAGATGTGTATGTTGAGATTGTTCCTGATTATGATTCTTCTACTGAAGAGCGCCAAGCCATCCTTAAGGAATTGCTACAAAACCCAATTGCCCCTACCCTCCTCCAAAACAAGCCACTTCTTAAAGAATATATTGGCGCACGAAATGTAGATAAAATTGCTGAAGCTGCTCAGCAAATCCAACAACAACAAAATGAACAGCAGTTAGCCATGAAGGGCATTTCATCGGGCGTTCCTCCCCAAAATATAGATGCTATTAATCCAACACAATTGGGGGCTATGGATGTCTGATCCTAATACTCTCCGTATCTTATCTATTGACGGGGGTGGTATGCGTGGGACATTTAGTGTCCAATGGATGCAAGAATTCGTTAATCTTTGGGGAATAAATCCCAACGAAATATGGAAATATTTTGACGTT